GAACAACAACTATCGGAGGATTACAGAGACAAAAGTATTACCCTGACTGAAAAGTTACAATGTTATTATGAACTAATAGAGGAGCAATCCTTACCCCCTAATGAACAAATAGAGTTGCTACAGTTCTTGTTAGATACTGATCAGATTAACCTCACTAAGTATAAACAACTAGCAGATTATTACGTACTCGAAGGTTTACTTTATGAGATAGGAATAGGGGACACTAAGTAACATTTTGCGATATATAATTTTGACTTTGAGTTAACCTACAACAGTATAGGACGGCATATATTATTGAAAACGACTTTTAAGGTACCCCATATACAAAAAAAAGGTCCCAGAAAAAAATGACTAAAAAGGTTCGATTACAAAAAGAAGCGGAGTACTCTGATTGGCTCGGTAGAGAGTGGTCTCAATCTAAGGGTGGAGGTTGCTTCACCCTCCTATATGAGTTCGGTATTTCTAAGGGATATCATACCTGTGATAAAGATTACTCATTTACTGCAAGAGAGTTCCTTAAGGACTTGTGGGAGGATGAAGGATGGTCTGTGATAAAAACATCATCTATGGGTGAAGTGTTCGATATAAACGATCTACAGATTTACGACCTCTTACTGATGAAATTTGATAAACGTATGAATCATTGTGCTGCATATATTGGGGATGGTTACATATTACATCATAAGGCATTTGACATATCACGTATAGAAGCTGTAGAATCCTATATACCTTCGACACTATATGTTATCAGAAAGAATGCGTAGAAACATCGCCACCATCTTAGAAGATGAAGAAACTGGCGAACACTTTGTCAAGATTCCAGACTGGTTAATAGCAGAAGCAGACCTAATGGAAGGAGATGAGATAGAGTTCGGTATAGATGGTGATACAATCACAATAGACAGGTCTAGATGAAACTTACCCTATCAGAGCAGAAATTGTGCTATGATGCTATTATGAGTTATCGTAGTGCTAATGGAGACAGTAAAGAGATTGAGCGTGTACTTAGTTACTTCCAAGGTGCTGTAGACTTCTATGCCAGAACAACAGAACAATACACCTCGGACATATAACATCACCCTTACAGAGGAAGAGAGGCAGCTTATATGCAACTCTGCTCAGTGGTGTCTTATATACAAGGCAGAAGTATGTGGAGGTGCTCCACTACTTAAAGTACAGAAGTTATGGAAAGGTTTACAAGAGAAATTAGATGCAGATGGATTTATAGAATAGGGCAGTAAACCCTATATAACCGTGTGCCCCGAACGTCGTCCCGACTCTATGGAATTATTAAAGTTTACACCTAAAGTACAAATATACGATAACTTTATGGAAGGAGAAGACTTCTGTAACTTACGTGACTATATGCTATCTGGGGATATTCCTTGGTATGTCTCGACTAAAGTATTTCACGTGGCGAGTATGGTATATGATGAACTAAGGGAGAATGAATTAGATAACTGGCAACTAACTAACACGTTATACGAGAATGGTATGCCTACGAGTAGTGCCTATGACGCTGTATTGCCTTTATTGAATACTATTAAACCTCGTGCTATAATAAGAATTAAAGCGAATCTAAACTTTCGTACTGAAGAACTGGTAAAGTATGAACTTCATACTGATGTCGGTAACTATGGAGAAAATGAATATAGCGGTGCTACTACTGGTATATTCTATCTAAATGAAACTGATGGTTATACGTTCTTTGGTACTGGAGAAGAGGTAGAGTCTAGAGAGAACCGTTTAGTTACGTTTCCTTGTAGTACACCTCATAGCGGTACATCTTGTACAAACTCTCATAATAGAGTAGTCCTCAATCTAAATTATTTCTAATGAATGCTAACGACATACCTGAGTTTAAAACTAAAGAAGAGGAAGATGAGTGGAGAATTCTAGTCATAGCAGAGTCTATTAAGAATCTAGCAACAGAAGTAAGGAACCACGAGAACCTACTAGCACGTGGAGCAAATATGTACAAATACAAGATACCTGGTGAACTTGAGTATAGTAACTTAGTAGAGGTATTTGACGCTTTGTTTTACAGGATAAATAAACTTGAAGAGATAGTTAAGAATAGTGCCAGCGTACCTGATTGAGTCTGGTCGTAGTTATGAGAACCCTATAGACTCATACGACTTCCAGAGAACATACACATCAGCAGATCATCCCTCCTTTGGGAACATCACTGACCCTAATATGACGAATAACGCATATCAGATCAGGGTAGATGGTTCTGGACCTGGCTCACTAGCGTTTGGTAAAGATGAAGTCTATTATATTGGAACACAAAGTGAAACGTGTGTAGCAAACTGCGACTCAGAGAGAAGAGAGACATATAGATTCTATTCTGGAAGAAGACTGGATCACGTATATTACTATGATCAAGAATTACCTGATAATCTTCCCCTTAACCCAAGAAGATATAATAAAGAACCTCGTAGTGGTAGACAGGTATTCTACCTACAAAGAGAAAACCTAACTAATACAACTGCTGTATATTTGCATTATGATTCTTCAAACTTTAATTCTTATTTCTCTAGTTCTTCTAGTGGTGCTGTAGCACTATTAGGATATATCTGGTCAAATGCTACAGACCCTGTTAATCACTCAAATGGGAGTGTTTTAAATTCTGGTGAGAATATGCTTCCTCTTTATCACTATAGAGCTACTGGTGATCCAAGAGGTACTGATGATTTTTACACTACAGATCCTGCTAATGAATCTAATTTGCAAATAGGGGTGGCGGGAGTGCCCGACTCGACAAATCCTCTAGAGCAACAGTATCAATATATTGGTATATATGGATACGTATTTGGATCAAAAGCACCTAGAAGGAAGAAGCAAGTTATAGAAACTGGTAAACCTATCAACACTGGAGAGGTTTCTAGGGCAGGATGGTACGACTGGGACTCAGCTTCTGGTTATGGAGAGGAACAATACAACCAACAATCACCTCCTGCATCCACTTTAGGGTGGGGAAACCCCGATAATGTCGATTTATTGGATGATAAAGCTAATTTTGAGTGGTTTTATGGTAAAAATGGTGCTGTAAAGGCGTGTTTACCCAAATTTTTAGGGTTTCACGATGCTTTTGAGGGTCAATTTGTCTATTATCTGTATGATACGTCATTTCCGTTCTCAGGACCGATATATGGTATTAATTTAATTACAACTGATGCTCCTTGTAACCCATCAACTGCTGATTGCCCTCACGATCCACATACATTATACCATTCTTATTATTATGAGATGCGTCAAGATGCTTGGCAAACCAAGAAAACACGTCTTGTAGTAGATGCACCACCTGGATCAGGTATGGCAGAGTCATTTTGGACTGTAGGTACTGATGATTTTATGGTATTCTTCAGATATACCTCTAATACTGGGTTCTTTGCTGTAGGAGAAACAATAAATGGATGGAAATGTCAAAGTGTAAGGTACTTTGGTGATGAATTGAAGTGTGGTTATATAAGATTGCAACCAACTAACGGTGTAAAAGGTAGTGCGTTCACATATCAAGGTGTATTTACCTCTAATAATGGTGGAGTAGCAGAAATTCTTGCTGGATATGGTATTGTAGACAAAGCAGCGTTCTTTGGTGTTTACGAATTTCCTAAAAAATTGGCATATGTAAAGATAGAAGTTGATAATGAAGCACTTATACCAGGTAGAAACTTAGATCTTGCTATTCTAGAGGCAACTGTTAATGATCAAGGTGGTATTGGTTCTATAGAAATTATAAACTCTGGTAAAGATTACGTAGATCCTATCATAAACATATCAATTCCAGAGGTAATGCGTATAGAAGGTTTCTTAGATACAGCTCCAGGAACCAATGAGACCTTTACTGACAGTTATACTACACAGCATCAGGTGAATCATCAGTCTGAAGATGGAATAGCAGGACCTGGCCAAGCAACACATAAGGCAGTTAAAGCAATGGAAAAGAGTCAATTTACATCTGATGCGGGATATAGCGGTACTGTAAAGCAAGCAAGGGCAAATATAGTGTTAGATGCTCTAGGAAGTGTAGCAGCAGTAACAATTATTGATCCTGGATCAGGATATAGACCAGGTGAAAAGGTACAAATAGATGTTGTGCAACGTAAAATGCAAGAAGATGAAGTAGTTTTCTTTGGTGGGGGTTCAGGTACTGATGAAATATCGATAAAAACAGAAGAGGCTTCTGCTAATAACAATACAGAAATATCAGATGTGATGTCAGAAGCTAGTAAAACATTAAAAACAACTCTAAAAGAGAACGATTTCAACTTCAGTGGGTCTACTAAAGATGAAGGATATTATGGTTACATTACGATGAATGACATAAATGCTGAAGAAAAAACCAAGTTTTGTGGTGATCAGTTGCCAATAGCTTGTTTTAGTCCTGATATTGGTAAGGATTGGATGAATTTAGGTACATATATGGATCCATCTGAGTTTGGATCTGATATTAAACGTTATGGAGACCCTAGATGGGAGCAAAATGATGACTTTTTATCTCGTGCAGTCGTTAATTCTCAAGCAGATGCTGCTCAGATTGAAAGTAATTACTCAAATGGGCAATTTGGTCTTCAAGGAGGTGACTGTGAAGAGGTAATGCAAGCAAATCTGTATCAAGCTCGTAGATTTTTTGATATTCCTTGTCCTTATGTTGCATACGATCAAGCAGGAACCCTAAAAACATATGGTTATATGCCATACAAATACTGTGCGAGTCAGGAAGAGAGTGCTGTGGTCACTGTATCAATGCACATAGAAGGTGATGTATCAAAAAAAGGTGAAGTAATTAACCAAAAATTCCTTGATTGGTTAGAGTCACTACCAAAACCAACCGAAACAAGACCAAGACCAGCAGGTCCTAATAATAGATCACACGCTTGTACACGTGGTACTAACGTCAAAGGACGTTGTTTCTCTGCTGGTAATGGTACATTTAGTTTTGCTCCTGAAGCGGGTGATGAGAATACGTTTGACTTTGTAGGAACAGAACTAGAGAAGTTAGCTACGTGGGTTGGACCTGGGAACTACAACAGTTATGGAACTGGTACAGTGGAGATTACAGACACGATGTTGAGTCCTCCGAATGATACGTACACGCACACCTACAACACAATACAATTTGCTACGTGTACAAATGGTAAGTTTCCAAATCCGTGCTGGCATAACTTTATTGCCGATGGTGTTTTGGATGTATACAGTGGATACGATGCTAATGGTAATGGTTTGGCAAGTGATGATATCTGTACAGGACAACCTTTCTCAGATCCATCTACGTGGGTACAGAGTAGTACCTTAAATTCATATGGTGAATGTGCTGCATTGCAGAACATTGTGCACTCTACGGTAGCATTTGACACAGGAAAGACATCAGAGTTCAATCCCTACATAGAGTTAGGACCAATAACTGGTAAGATGCACTGGGTTAATAACCTAACTGGATCTGCTAGACTCCTAGATGATTCACTAAACCGATATGGGAATCCTTATTTTGAAGAATGCGACTTAACTGATGATGTCAATGGTTACTAATTTATTTTTATCTTGTCCTCCAGTGTATCACTTACCTGGTACTTGGACTGAATGTTCTCATACTATTATTCCTCACGGAGAGTATGCAGGACTACCTCCAGCAGCAGCAATGGCAGTTCTTGTCTTGATGTTCCTTGTTATACTTACCATATGGGGTCTAGTGACTGCATTTGGTGAACCAGCGAAGAAATTAAAAGATCCGTGGGACGAACACGAAGACTAAATGGGATTTAAGGTATTACCAGTAGCGAATCATAACGGGCTTCCTGACTCAGGACACGGTTGGCCAATTCCTAGTACCATTCATAGTACTCAAGCGTGTAATTCTCCTCCTATATTATTATCAATCAAGGTAAAAAATAAAACTTGTAAGTGGCCACCTATGCCTTTGGTACCTCTATCTGCTCTGAATCCTGCTAGAGCATTGGTACAGGTAAATAGGATACCTATTATGATTATGGGTGATACGTTCACACCCCATATGTCACCCACGACAAATATAATTAATTACCTGTGCCCGTGTGGAAAAGCAACGTGTATTATACCTACACCGATAGTTTGTAGTTTGTTGACTGTAGAAGACCAAGGAGGTATTGGTCATCCACGTATATTATTCGCAACAACTAAAACTGTATTTGCATTTAAGCTTCCAATCGGAAGAGTAACTGATAAACTTGGTGCTCCTGCTGGATATGGTGGGTATCCTTGTAGCAGTAGAGTATCGTATGGATCACCCACTGTATTGGCAGGGTAAGATTTTTGCGTCTAAATATAGTTACAGTGAGTATATCTTATGTTAACAGCTGATTGTTCAGAAGAATTTCTCAAGAAAAATGTTCTGATAACCGACCCTAGGTATGATAAATACTTAAAGAGACGTGAAGAACTTAAGTCTAAAAAGGAAGACTCTAAAAAGTAATGGCATATCGTTTTAAAGCAGAAAGAAATTTATCACGTCAATTTCGTGATTTCAGTATGTCTATGAAGGCAAATCCTAATACTGAAGATTTTTCTGTAGTTAAAAATGAAAACGCTATTAAACAATCTATGAAAAACCTTGTTATGACAGGGTTTGGAGAGAGACCTTTTCAACCAGAAAAGGGTTCTCGATTACGTCAAATGTTATTTGAAAACTTTGACATTTTTATGTTAGAAGAACTTAAGGAAGAAATTATCAATACTATTGGTAGACTTGAACCACGAGTAACCGTGGGAGCAGTCAATGCTAATATTGATGAAGATAATAACTTAGAAGTTGAAGTTGAGTATGTAATTATTGGTGAGAGAATCACTCAAACTGTAGATTTCCTATTGGAACGTACTTAAAATGGCAGCAATTCCGTCAAATTTAACATCACTAGACTTTACAGAGATACGTGAGTCTATCAGATCGTACCTGCGAACACGAGATGAGTTCACAGACTATGATTTTGATGGATCTGCTGCATCATACTTACTCGACGTTTTATCATATAACACATACTATGCTTCTTTCAACGCTAATATGGCGATGAATGAGGCGTTTCTTGAGTCTGCAACAATTAGAGATAATGTAGTTAAGATTGCAAAACAGTTAAATTATACGCCAAGATCAATAAAAGCACCGAAAGCTTGTATAGCATTTAGTGTACAGACTGGAACTGTGGGTTCTGGTTCAACATATCCCGCAAATGTGACTTTGAAAAAGGGTGATGTGTTTATTTCCAGCACTAATGGTAGTGGATATACATTTACATTACCATCTGATTTGGTTGCAACGGTAGATCAGTCTTCAGGTGTTGCTACTTTTGCTAAAGTTGTCATTTATCAAG